GAACCATTATTAATTAATACTGTGTATCTTTCTGTTGAGTCTCTATTAATAAAATGAATTTTACTATCAGTAAAAGTATCACTATTTAATTTTGCTACGTGAATTGATGGAGGTCTTTTACCAAGACCATAAACAACATCTGATAAACCATTTTCTTGAGTTTCAGCTTGGTTAGGTAATCTTATTGTATCTGGTTGCTGACTTACTCCATTTAATAAATTTGGAATACTTGTGCTGATTAATTTTGAAGCCATTAGTCATTAATAATTGATGATTTATTTGGTTGATAATTACCTCTGTCTAAAACTCTATAAACATCATAATTTCCAGTTAAGATATTATGACGACCAATATCTCCCTCAGCTTCTTTTAAGCTCATGTAAGATTGTAATTCGTCCATTTCATGGAATTTATGTAATTCAGAAGAAACTAACATTCTGTCTTGAAATATTCTTGATGCTCTAACTAAAATATAATGACGTGCTACTTCTGGTAATTCTGAAAAATCTAATAAAAATACTATATTAACTTTTATGTTATCTGTTATTGTAAAAGTATTATTTACCCTGTCGTAAAGTTTTCTATTTCTTTCAACAAAGTCGTGTCTTCTATATCCATCAGCTAACTCAACTCTTAATGCGTTTGCTGGAAGTTCAATTTGATTATTGTTATTAGGTAGTAAAGAATAATTTATGTCTGTGTTAAAAAACCAACCACGAGCTTGTACTTCTCTTGAAACGTGGTCTAAAATTTGAATAGCGATTGATACGTCATTAGTTGTGGCGTTGGTAATACTAGATACTGGTATTTCACCGATGCTTGTAAGCATTGTGTTTATAGCTTCAAGCTTACTTGTTACTGTTAATGACATTATTTATAATTGTTTGATTAATTTTATTAAGAGGGGGATTGCTCCCCCTCCTACTTAATTTACATTACGAGGTAATTAAGCTGTTTTGATTTCGATAGACGCTTCGGGTCTAAGGATACCGTGTCCTGCCGCATACTTAGCAACAAGCAAAGTTCCCTGATGTCTTGCCGAATATTCCATCTCTGAACTTAGGTCAAGTAATTTTAAACTTCCAACAGAAGATTTTTGCCAAACAACACCAACAGTGTTAGTGTATGTTCCGCCTAATCCACCAGTTGAACCAACTACTGAACCAATACCAGTTCCAGAACTAATTGTTCCAGAAGGTAAGTTATTAGTTTTAACAACTTCAATACCAGCTATTCTCAAAACTTTTCCGTCTGAGTAAGAACCGTTATTTCCATTATTAAAGTCTCTATTAATTACAGCCGCAGTTGTATCGCCTACCATGTTGTAATAAACTTGTGGTGATACAGCTACATATCTGTCTTCCGCAGGAACATCAGCTTCATCTAATTTTCTAGCCGCTTCGTAAATTGCAGAAGCCGCAGTAGCACCAGATGTTAAGAAGTTTGCAGAAGTTACTTGTACTCCAGCAGACTGTGGCGATGCCGCAGATGCTCTAGAAGCATTTACAAGTACTTGGTAAATATGCTTATCCATTTGAGTTGCTAAAGCATTTCCTAGCTCTTTTGCATAGATGCTTCTAACTTCCCAAGATGATTTAGCTTCTTCAATAGAAGCGATAAACACGTGAGATACTAACAAGTCTTGAATAGTGATAACTCTTTCATTACCAGTTATTGAAGAACCAGTTAGTTCAGTTCCAGCTGAGTGGTAAGCCGCTGAAGCTTTCCCGAAAACAGGAAACGTTGCAGATTTCCCTTGAGAAATCGTACGTACCGTTGTTCTATCTAAGGCAGTATTAGCTCTTTCGAACGCCGTAATCACTTCTCCTGAAAATAATTTTAAGAAAAGTGCATTTTGATCGCCCGCACCAGCCGCCTGACCTATAATAGAAGGATTATAATTTGACATTTATATGTCCTTTATAAGTTAAGTTGCTTAGTTAAGTTAAAAACGCCGTATTTCAGATACAAAATTATCGACCCTCGGGTCGGTTTAGACTTACTTTATTGGGTTAATCAGTAGGAGTAACTAATTCTCCTAAAGAATTTTGTTATAGTATGTTTGACCTTGAAAGTTTAGTTTCAACTTTTTTTCTAAAAGCTGGGTCTTTGTCATACATAGGGTTTTTCATATCTTCTTTTAATTGTGCAATACTTTCGTATCTATCACCAACTGAAGATTGAGAAGTTTCACCTAAACTTAATTTAGGTTCTCTGTTCTCTGCGTTATATCGAGCATACATTCCTCTTATAGTAAATAAGGCTGTATTATCGTCGCTTGATACCCCTTGATTAAAAGAATTAATTTCTTCTTGAGTTAAATTATTAGCAACCCAATCTGTCATAGATTTATATTGTTGCTCGCCTTGAGTAATTGAATATGCTTTGGCCTGAAATTGGTCAGCCATAGCTTCAAGACCTTTTAAATAATTATTAATATATTGTTTAGGTAAACCAGATTTTTCTAATGAAGTTAATGTTGCTTCACTAAGTTGTCCAGTTTCACTAAATTCTTTTTCAGCAGTTTGAAAAGCAGATATACTTTTTGTATCATCTGTTTTTGTTTGTGCTTGTAATGGATTTTTATTTTCAACCTTTTTATCATCTACTGGTTGACCAAGTTTTTTTTCTAATTCTTGATAAGATTTAATTAATTCATCTTGTGAATTAAATTTACCAAGTATTTTTTCTTGAACTGGTTGTTCTGTTTTTATAGGTGCTGTTTCCTGAACTCTATCTTCTGGTAATTTATTGGCGTTCTCAGCTTTTTGTATCATACTGTCTACATATTCTTTACTTTCGACAGAAGGGGTCGGAGTCACATTTACTTGTGTTAGTTCACTCATTATTTATTTTCCTTATTGTTGTTGTTGTGTCTGTTCTTGTGCTTCTTGTTCCGCCCTATTTTGAAAACTATCTCTAACAATACCAGCCCCTTCTTTTGCAATATGGGGAGTAGCTTGTTGTATCATAGCCTGTTGTTGTGCCGCCTGTTCTTCAGCTTGTATTTGTTCTGGTGCTTTTATTAAGCCTTCCATATCAATACCAAGAGAAGTCCCTACCCTTTTTACATACTCATCAAAATTAACATACTTGAACAATTCTTGTGCAAATGGAGTTAATTGTTGAATAAAAGTATTTAATCTTTGTAAATCTGATGAACGACCTAGTGCCTCTAAACCAGTTACAATTTTAACTTTGATACTGTCTTTAGGAAGCGTTGGTAATCTTTTTGATTTTTCCATTTGATACATCAAACGGGAAATTAAAGGTAATTGTAATTCTTGAGATAATAATGAATATAAACCTGATACACTATCATTCAACGCATCAGCTAATAATCTTATTTCAGTAGCAGTTACTCTATCGTTATTACGTTGAACACTATTCATTAACATAAATGAATAAGTTAATCTTTCTTCTATGGTTTTAATTGTTTGAAATGTAATTGAAAAGTCGGCTGACTTATTCATTTGTAAAGTAGTGACATCATTTGCATCGCCTTCTCTAATTGCCCCATTAGGACTTTCAGATAAAGTTTTAATTCTTGTTGTACCATTTGGTCTGACTAAAAATAAAACTTTAGAAGCGGCCGCACTACCTTCAACGACTGCTCTGTATAATGCTTCCAACGATCTTAAATCACCAATATATTCCTCACAAAAACTTCTACCGTAATCTTCATTTGTGAGAGTGTATCTTAAAGGAATGAAAGGTGACTTATCTAGCGGATAAGTTCCGATTGAACTAGGAACGACTTTGTCGTTAACCTCTTGTTGAACAAGCCACCTTTTATTATCTGATCTAATAACACGAGTGTAAATAGAAATCGTTTGATCTCTTTTTTCTTCGTCTAGTTTATCGTCAAATAATTTTTTAATTTCTTCTGATACTGCTGATGGACTTACTTTATCTTCAGTAATAATTTCTATAACATTACCAACGGTATCTCGTTTAATTACATATTCATCTAACTTATAAACTTTCATTGAAAGTTCTGGGGTAATATATAAAAGTACATTACCTGAAACTACAAGCTGTCTTAGTGCTTCAAATACAGAAGTTCTAAAATTATTTACTTCTATTTCATTCATAACTACACGCTCAATAGAGCCCATAGCTTTTTCAAACTCACCTTGCATACCTTTTTGGTTGGTAAGTTTTTGTAAAGTAAATTCGTCTAGGGATAATCTAAAAAATGGTTGATTAGGGGGAAGGAGTGCTAATAGTAATTTACTAGATATATTATTAACCCCTCTAGCACCTATACCTTGATATGGGGTGTAAAGTTTAGTTGAGCCACTATAACCACTTCTAGTTATTAAAGAAGGTATTGTAAATTCTGCACAATCTCTTGCTCTATCTAAGTAAGGTTG